ACACCAGCATCTAGCGCTATTCCCGTCTATGGTGGCATACCATACACCTTCAAGTATCAACTTTCCGAGCAAGTCTTTAAACCAGCCGAAGGTGATGCTTCGGATATAGCAAGGTTTCAGCTTAGAAATATGTCATTTACCTACAACGACACTGGGACTTTTACAGTAACTCAAACCAATGGGAGTCGTGATGCTACATCAGCAGTCTTTACTGGTCGATTATTAGGCCATTCAGATAACGTACTTGATCAATCAGCGGTAGACACTTCAGGTAACTTTAAGGTAGGTGTTCAATCACAAGCCAAAGAAGCTAAAATAGAGATCACAAACGCCTCACCGCTTCCTTCAGTATTTCAGAGGGCAGAGTGGGAAGGCTTTGTAAAACTTAGATCAACAAGGATATAGCATGGGACATCATTATAGAAAGGCTGAGTTCTTGGACTGTCGTGAGATAGCCCCTCTCATGCGTTCTCAGGACGTTACGGAGATAACCTATAGTAATGGGTTAGCTCCTTTAAGAGCGCTCCAAGAGTCTTACAGGCTCTCTGAGGTGTGTAACTCAATCATACACGAGGATGGCAGTGTTGTAGGAATGTTTGGTGTAGCTGGTAATGGTATTTTTGGTAGCCCTTGGTTACTAGGTACAGATAAGATTATAGAAACAAGGAATGAATTTATCCCTCAAGCAAAGACATGGGTAGAGGAGATGAATTCTATCTACCCTCTCTTGCTTAATTTCGTTCACGTAGATAATACAGTATCGAAGAAGTGGCTTAAATCATTAGGGTTTGAATTTATAAAACTAGAAGAAGAATACGGAGTAGGGAAACAACCCTTCTACCAATTTGTGAGGATTAAAAAATGTGTGAAATAACTACATTGCTGGCTATTTCATCTGCTATGTCTGTAGCAGGTACGCTACACGCTGCTAATGAACAGGGCAAAGCATACACAGCAAATGCTGAAGCTGCTAACCTAGCTAAGATGCAGGAAGATCAACAGAACGCTGAGGTGTTTGCACAGAAGCAGCAAGATGCAGCTCAAGAAAAGATAAGCAATAACCGCAGAACAATGGAAACAGCAGCTAGAGCTAGAGTCGCTATGGGTGAGTCTGGTGCTAGTGATAACACTGGCGGTGTCGTAGGTGACATCGTGCGACAAGGTCTTGAAGCTAACCAAGGGGTTACACAAAACCTTGGGCGTGAGTCAAGACAGTTACATTGGGATCAAGTAGCATCAACAAGCAGAGCACAATCCCGTATTAACTCTGTAGCTCGTCCTAGTGTAGCAGGTACACTTCTACAAGCAGGTGCTCAAGCTGCAAGCGGTGCAGCGAGCTATAAAACAGCAAAAGCAAATGAAAAGAAAAAGGGATAACAAATGGCAAAGTCTATTAGTCAAACAGTAAAGACTAAAAACCTCTTTGGTCAAACACCAAAGGTTACCAACAGAGCTGTAGATACCTTTGTTAGTGGTCAAGGACAAGAAAAAGCTACACAAGCAAAACAGTTGTCTGATGCTCTTAATCAGGTTGTAGGCGCTACTGAAAAACTAGGAGATGCCTCTACCGAGTTAGATAAAGCTAGAGCAGTAGATGCAGCATACAGATCAGGAGAGGTTAAAAAGTTTGATGAGGCTAATCCTAATCTTAGTATATTTACCAGCAAAGGAGCTGTAGAGCGAGAGTACAACATCGCTATGGCAACAAAAGCACAGGGCGAATATAAAGGACACTTACAGGCAGAGTCAGTAAAGTCAGGTATAGACCAACTAACCGATCCCGCAGCATACTACAAATGGGAAAAAGAACAAAGAGCTGCTTGGTTAGAAAGCAGTGGCTACGATACTATTTACGATGGTCTTGGTTTTGCCCCAAAGTTTGAAGAAAAAGTACAACCCTATTTGACACAACAAGGTGAGGCAGTAAAACGGCAAGGCCAAGTCTACGAAGCAGCAGCAAGACAAACACGAGTAGTTGCTGATATTGAAGCCGAAGCTGTAGATGGCCTTACACAAGAATCTTGGACTGCTCTCAGAGAACAGTTAAAAACAGAAGGTTATTCACCAGCAGAAATACAACAAGCTCTTTTAACTGCTGTTGAAAGAAGTATGGTTGCTGATGGAGAAACAGGTGAAATAGACACTAGCCTTTACGATGCAGCCGCACTGCTTACATTAAAACAGGGTAAAGGTAAACCAACTTTAATCATAGGTAGTACCAGTTGGGATAAATTACGTGAGAAACGACAAGCAGCCATAGCGTTTAATCAGGCAGCAGTTGAAACCAGAGAATCTCGTCTACAGAGCGAGCAAAAAGGTTTTGTTATGAAAGCTGTTAGAGAACACGATAATCCTAAAGCCGCTTATGATGCAGCCGTAGCTAATTTAATAGAGGTTAGAGGTGAGGATAATTTTTCTGAACATGAGAAAAACATTTTAGAATCTGAGATTGACGCAGCATTTGATCAAACAAATGTTAGAGCTGAAACTAGCAACAGAGCTTTTAAAGAATATTCTGATTGGTTAACAGAAAACAAAGATAAGGATAATACAGAGTTTAATAATGAACGCCAAAAAAAGCTTAATGAGATTAAAACTTACCAAGGCAGAGAAATGTTTGAAAAGACTATTGATATTGCAATGGGAAGATACTACGACAACAGCGAGCAGATTGTAGAAACACAAAAAGCCATAATCAAAGAATTTGAAGAATATTTTAATGTAGGTGTTGTTGGTGAAGCAAGCGGTAAGGATGTAGACATGGCACAAAAGGTAGCCGAAATAGAAGAATTTTGGCGTAAAAATCTCCCTCAAAATGCCACACCTGAACAGTTAATAGAGATGTCTGATAAATGGTTTGAAACAAGGAAATTTAAATCAGAAAGCACTAAAAAAGCCTTTTTTCAAATAGGCTCATTAACTACTGTAACAGAGCAAGCTGTTAATCGAACAAAACCAAGAAACTTAAATAGAGAATTCATAGAAAATATTGAAATAACAGAAGACGGAAATACTGTTGTCACGAGTGATCAGTTTCCCAACCTTTCTATTACAATCACAGAAACAAGTGAAGAAGCAAACCAATAGGTAACCACATGGCAAAGTTATATACATATGAGTTTGGAGGTAGGACGTACAGAACGCCCAACCGTCTAAACCCAGAGCAACAGGCGAGCCTAGTTGCAGATTACCATGAAGCAGGACTGTTAAACGATGAAGCTATTAAGCAAGAAGAAACATCGTACAAAGATAATTTAGAAAATCCAGAACTCCTAAACGCTTATCGAACTTTTGCTAATAACAAAGCAGGTAAAGTACGTGAAGATTTAATTGGAGATGATAAGAAAACTTTAGACGAATACTACGACCATATGCGTTTTTTAACAGTAAACACTGGGAGCGTATTTAAACTAGGTCGTCAGTTAGCTGGTGATCAGTTCAACGAAGAAGAGCGCCAAGCTGTTGGTATGATGTATAACGTATGGGATAACACAGTCCCTTTTTACAAAGACAGTGTAAGCAAGTGGGATGCAGTTTTTGACTACGGTGAAGCTATAGTTCGTGACCCTGCAACATGGATGGGTTTATTGACAGGTGGTTATGGGACTCTTCAGGGTCAAGCAGCCAAGCAAGTAGCTCAGTTAGGTATCCGTAAGGCGGTTGCTGCCTATGCTGGTAAAGGTGCTAAATGGGGCGCTATAGAAGGCGCTGCTCAAGGCGCTGCTTATGGTCATTTCGATGCTGATACACGAGGACAAATTGGTATTGGTGACGGTTCATCAGTAGAACACGTTCTTAAATCAGCAGGTATAGGTTCTGTTGCTGGTACACTCTTTGGAGGTGCAGCAGGTGGAGCAGCGGGTGCAGTAAAAGGCGCAGCCGCAAAGAAAGCAGGAAGTAAAGTTGAACCTGTAATGGGTGAAAACACTGTTATAGTGGATAAGCCACCAGCAGATAAAGCTAGAACAGAAGCTGGTGTTACGACACCTGAGCAAGCTGCACAAAACGTAGAAGCTTTAGGGGAACGTATTGCTGCTCGTGTAGCTAGTGATGGTACTGATCGTAGAGCTAATGAAGCATCTCGTCAGGCTGGCTTAGATGCGTTTAAACAACAAGTCACAGGTAATTTAGCAGTACAGTTAAACAAGACTCCTAAAAGCTCTCAGACTCTTATGGAAAAAGACTTTAAGAAAATGACTAGCACATGGGATTTAGGGGACGTAAAAACAGATGGTACTGTGCAACCACTAACTGTGGAACGCTTTGTTAATAAAATGGCAGATTCTACTACAATACCTGCAGATGTACGTCCAGATAACTACGTTCAGTTTCTTAAAACTGCTGAAACTGTAGCGTGGCAAAACTTTAAGAAAGCTGAAGCTGATCCAGAGAACTTCATGGCTCGCTATAGCGATCTTGAAAAACTAACAACTAAAATAGAATTCTTAGGCTCTGATGCAGCTAAGGTACTTAAAGCTACTCAAGGTCGTTTAGACCCTGAACTAGCTTCTCAGAAACTAGGTGTATTTGAAAGAGCAAACCTTATACAAAAGATAGCAAACACTTCCGATGTTGACGCAGCTAAAGCTGTTATTAAAAATATGCAAGACGTTAAAGTCGGCCGAGCTAGTAAAGCTGTTGCTGTTGCCAACGATGTGTTTGTACATAACATCTTAGGTGCATGGTCTACGATTGCCGTAAACACCGCATCATCCTTAGCACACCACCAGTATCGTATAATGCAACGAGGCGTTGGTGGAGTATTAACAGGCGATGCAAAAGCTGTACGTTCAGCTATGGTTGAGCAAGCTTTACAAATTAAACATATACATGAGTCGGCAGGTTATTTCTTACACGCCTTAAACACCTCACGTGGTTCTATATCGCCTTACCGTACTGCTTTTGATGCCTTTGACGGTAAAGCAGGTAATGGCGTAATTGTAGGTGACCGTGATATGTCTATCGGCACTTTAGGAAAACAAAAAGGCGAAAGCCTTGGTATGTACGGTGCGAATGTCTTTGGTAACCTCAATCGTCTATTAGGTAGACGGTTAATGATTAGTACCGATGAGTTTATGAAGCAGCAAGCTTTTAGAACTACTGTCAGTAAAAAACTAATAGAGCGTTACTTAGACGAAGGTTCATCTTTTACAGAAGCCTTACAAAAAGCAAATGTACAATCAAAAAACATTATTGATAAGCATATTGATGATATGGCAAACAACATACAACCTGTTCAAGGTTCTATTGCTGCTGAAGCTTTAGAAGAAGCTAATGTTGTTACATTCCAAAATGCTATGGCTAAGGATGTGTTTGGTGATTTAGGTAGAGCAGGTACAACACTGCGTAATAAAGCACCTATATTTACACAGCTTTTACCCTTTATACGGACACCAAGTAACCTTTTAACATTTATAGGTGATCGCACACCAGCACTACAGATGACTTCTAAGAGCTTAAGGGAAAGGTTAAATTCACCTAACCCCCAAGTTGCTGCTGAAGCAGAAGCTGCTATGGCTTTAGGCACGATGATGTGGGCAGGTGTTTTTATGATGGCTGGATCAGGTATGATTACAGGCCAAGGCACTACAGATCGTAACAGAGCTAATGTAGAAAATATGTCAGATCAATTCCTACCTTACAGTATTAACGGTGTAGGTATAAGACGTTTAGACCCTGCTGCTCGTTTTGCAATGGTTGCAGGTAACATTAGTGATCAGATCATGTACGGTACAGAGCAAAATGTTCTTGAATCTTTTGCTTCTTACGTATTTGCTGGTGCAAAAACAATGTTAGAAATACCAACACTACAAAGTCTTAAAGGTATTATAGAGTTTGCAACTGGAACTGGTGGTAAAAACGAAGGTGAAAGTAAAACAAAGCAAGCTGCAAAAGGTATAGCTAGACACGTACAAGGTTTTATGCCTTATTATCGTTTCGTAGAAGAAGTACATTTTGCTGAAGGCAACGAGTTATTTCAAAACGAGCTTCGAGATATTGAAGGCATTCTAAAAGGTAAACCGCATCTTCTAAATTGGGATAATACAAAGTATTTAGCTAACACTGATCAACGTAGAAGTCCTCTCGATGGTCGCCCTATTGCTAAAAATCCTTACTTAGTAAATTACTCAGGTTTGACTAAAAAAGAAGTTAAGCGTGAAGAAGCAAACGAGCTTTTGTATCAAACTAATGTTGATGAAATGCGAAGATTAGGTATGAGCCTTACACCTCCTGTGTCTAAACACAGCGCATGGGGTAGTGTAGATATTAAACGCCTTGAATATAATGACGGCATTGAAATATTTGGTATGCCTTTTCGTAAAGGAAGAAGCTGGTATGATGTTTATCAAGAACGTGTAGGTACAATAGAGATTCCTATAGGAAACACTAAGATGACGCTAAACGAGCGTATTGATGACTTTATTAATAGTCCTATGTACGCAGAGCTTCGTGACCCTGTATTCGCTAAACAATGGAACGATAAAAAAACCAGAGCTTCGGAAATAAAACGTATTATTAATGAATACCGAGCTGCTGCTGCAACAGAAGTTTCTTTTGCTTTAGTAGATAATCCAAAGTTTCGAGCAATATTACAGCATCACGCAAACCGAACTGATAAGCAAAAACTATTTAACTAGGAAAAACAAATGGCAAATTCATACACAGAATACACTGCAAGCTCGGTCACTACCTCGACCCAGTTTGTTACGCCTAGCTACATAACAGGCAGGGGTGCTACAGACATCTCAGTGACAGTCGGTGGTGTAACACAGGCAAGCAGTGCTTATACTTTAACTGGCACTAACATCACCTTTGCGTCTGGTAGTCTTCCTACAGATGGTGCAAAGATACGCATCACTCGCTCAACAAGCCAGAATGCTCGTATCAACACTTACTCTGAGAACACCATACTGACCTCAAGTCAGCTTAACACTGACGGTGATCAGTCTTTCATGATGTCTCAGGAAGCTCTTGACCAAGCAGCGAGTACAGACTTTGGTGCTCAAACATTCTACACTTCAGGTACTAGCACACCTTCATCAGCTACAGCGGGTGACTTATTCTTTAATACTTCTACAGGAATATTACAGGTATATACTGGCAGTGCTTTTGAGTCTGTAAATAACAGAGGCACTAAACAAACCTTTGCTATCTCTACAAGCACTACAACCTTTGCACCGTCAACTCCTGTTGATGATAATACGCTAGTCTTCCTAAACGGAGTCTTACTTGTTAAAGGTGCTGGGAGTGCTGGAGATTACACTACATCATCCACACAGGTTACTTTGAATACTGCGGTGTCCTCTGGTGTTGTAGAGGTTGTGACGTTTCCTAATGCAACTAATGGTACTTTTACAGGCACTGTAACTGCTGGAGGTCTTTCTTTAGGTGATGGTCAAAGTATTTACGTTGGCGCTAATAATGACTTAGAGATTGTCCATCGCAATGATGGTTCACAAACAACAGATATTTTAGAAACAGGTGGCGGTAATTTAAGGATAGCTGGTAGAGCTATTGAGATTAATAACGACTCTGGCATAAATGAATATCAAATTGTTCTTGACGGTACTGGCACAACCAATAAGGCCAAACTTTTTTATGGACAGCCTTCAAGTAGTAGCGACTATAAAATAGCTACTACAGCTACAGGTATAGATGTAAAGGGCACTGTAACTGCTGATAGTTTAGACTTCTCTGGCAACACTACAGGTATTAACACCTCGCCTTTAGAAGCAATTAAACTACCTGAAAACTCTAAGTTACAATTTTCTGATACCTTTCAAATTGCACATAGAACTTTTAGCAACGTCCCTTACGCTTACATATCAGAAGTAGGCAGTGGAGGCTTAAGACTTGAAGGTGCTAGTGTTAGTATATTTACAAATGATAGTTCATCCGATGGTGCAAGTTTCGATGTGCAAAGGCTTAACGCAAGTGCTGGTGCAACAGGTAACGTAAAACTGTATTACGGCAATGAAACTAACTATGCTAATCATAAGTTTGAAACTACAAGCACTGGTGTAAATGTAACAGGCACTGTAACTGCTGATGGATTAACGCTAGGCGATAACGAAGCCGCTACATTTAACGGCAACCTAGAAATAAAATCTAATGGTACTGATTCTTCAATAACTGAAACTGGTAATGGTTCTTTAACTATTAAAGGCGAAAACTTCGTAGTTAAAAACGCAAGTAATCAAAACTTAATTGTTGGTTTATCCAGCTTGCAGTTGTTTGGTGATGGCGAACGAAGAATGCAGACAGTTTCAGCAGGAATAGCAGTTGAAGGTACTTCTAGTCAAGGTGGTCAATTAACTTTAAGAGAAGCTGACTACGATAATGCAGGTGAGCATAAAGTAACTTTTAAACCCGCAAGTGATAATTGGGCTGGCAATTATGAAATAACTGTACCTGTTACTGGCAATGCTTCAATGGTTGTCGCTGATAGCAGTGGTAATGTGAATGTAAACGGCACTGTAACTGCTGATGCCTTAGACATTGATGGTGCTGTTGATGTAAATACCAGCAACGGTAATGTTGACTTTGATATAGGTTCAGGAACATTTACCATTACAAGTACGAATACTGGCGATCAACTTTTACTTACTAACACAAACACTGGAAGCGGATTAGATGGAGCACCAGATATTGTTCTGCGTAATTTGTATACCAATGTAAGTGAAATAGTTGATAACAATATTCTTGGTTCGCTTCACTTTGGCGGTAATACTCTCAATGTTGCAGGTGACGCAATAAGTGGTGCAACTGAAAACTTTGGCCGTATTCTATGTTTGTCAAATGACGTAACAGATGGCACACACGATGGTATTTTAGATTTTAAAGTTGCCGATAACGGAACTATAGCAACAAGAATGCAAGTCAAGCCAGATGGTATAGACGTAACAGGCACTGTAACTCCTTCAGGCGGCTACAAGTCATCTGATGGCACAGCTGGATTCACAGGCTCTGCATCAGCATCAGCAACTTTAACAATCAAAGATGGCTTAATCGTAGCCGTATCTTAATCTAAACAAAAGGAAAAACAAAATGGCACAACTAACAGTAGGTACTGCATACAATCCTAAGATGGGCGATGGGTCTCGTGGTGTGGTTCACGTATACATTCCAACTTCTGGAGGAGAGGACTTAACTCTCTACGGAAGCGTCAACGGTGTAGAGTACATTAAGATCAAACACTACGATGCTTCAACAATTGAAGAAGTAGTCTTATGCCCTTACATGGCTTATAGCAGTCAAGAAGACGACCATCTAACCGCTGTTCCTACAGGTGCAGTCGCTAACTCTAAGGTCTTAATTGACGAAACTCGATAGGAGGTAATATGTCTTTTAGTACAGGAGATATTGCAAAACACCTAATATCAGGTCTTATTCCTTCTACAACTTCACCTTTAATTAGCGGTGTTATTGCCGCTAGTTCCGCTGTTGACGCTGGCTTAATTAGTGAGTTTACTTTTACTGCTGGAGAAGTTTCTTTTGACGGTAAAAACTTTACTAGGGGTTTCACAAAGTCGGGCTTAAGTGCAGCTTACAACATCGGCAGCACTACAGCCACAACACTAGCAATAGGGTCAGGTGCTACAGCGAGTTTAACAGCAACGGGTGGTGCTGGTTCGAGCTTTGCTGGTAGTAATTTTAATGAATATGATCCTCAATCTGGTAATCATACAGTGAATGTTACTTTGTTCTTTTCTGGTCAATCAGCCCCAGCTACAATTAACGATGCTAATTACTTTAAGTCTGTTAAATTTATTAACCACACACAAAACACAGAACATACTTTACAAAGAAGCTACTTTACAAATCAAACCGTTGTTCCTGACGCTTTAGGAGGTTCAGACTCAAGAACTCAGTTTCTAGGTGATTCGACTGTAAGTACAGGGACAATAGGAATAGCACAAAACGATAGCATAACATTTCAACTAAGGAGCGACTAATGTATACCTGTGTATTAAACCCTAGCTATACCGAAGAAGAGTTTGACAGGGTATTCAATGACTCGTGGCCTAAAATGTCAGAGCAGTTTGGTGGTGATAGCCAAGACGTTGTAAGGGAAAGGCAGAAGTTTCGAGTAACTAAAATGAATCAACGAGGTGCTGTTTATAAAGACGGTTACATGATTTATTTCTTTGCAGGAGCAGTTGAAGGTACAACATTTAAGATGACCTTTGCCCTGTTTGGTAATAACGCTAACGGTAGTAAAAGTTACTTACATTCTTCAGACTTCTTGTCTGCTATAAACACTACACTTGCTACTCAATATACCGAGGTTGTTTTTAACCCAGTAGAAGGCTCGTCAATAGATGGCTACAGAGACACAATGCAACCCCAGACTGAAGTGATAATTGGAGAAGTTGTTAGAGACGAAGAGGTTGCAGAAGACGGGGTTACATATCATGTGACCAAACATTCAATTATATAACAAAGGTAACTCATTATGACTAAAGCTAGAAGCTTAGCAGATTTTGACGCAACAGGAGTATTAACAGGAAGTATAAACTTAGCCACGCAAGTTACAGGGTCACTACCTGTAGGTAGTCTTTCAGGAACTTTACCTATAGCTAATGGAGGAACAGGCTTAAGCTCTGGTTTTATTAATGGTACTACCGATACTGGTATATCACAAATGAGTCAATTTAGGCTCAATGCTAACGTAAATAACGATCAAGACCCTTTTACAAACTGGGAAGAAGCAGACGATCCTACTTATACAAGAATAGGAACAGCACCCACAATAGATACAGGTGTTTTTACTTTAAGCGCAACTGGTAAATATTTAATATTATGGGATGTAGCTGCTAATAGCTATGGCTCTCAATTTGCTGGTGCAGATGCTTCAGTTGGTTGGGAGATTTATGCAACTACTAATGCAACTGCTGCTGATGGCGGCACAGGCACTTGGGATAGGATAGCCAGAAACACAGAGAATTTTGCTTATGGTGGTTATTATGCCAACACAAATCTACAAGCTCATTTTACTTGTACAAATACGTCCACACATAAATTAAAATTTACAGTTAGTGGAACTAATAACTTGATTAGAACAAACGGTGATACAGACACAAGTTTTGGTGGGTTATCTATCATTAAAATTAGCGACTAAAGGATAAAACATGGACGACTTAAAACAACAAGTAGACCGCCTTGAGTGGCGTGTAGACTTGCATGAAGAGCAGCTTAAGTCTCTTCAGGACAATGCCATAGAGCTAAAGAGGCAGCTAGACTGTATCAATAAGTCTCTAGCCCAGATTAAGTGGCTCGTAGTAGGTGGCGCAGTTGTCTATTGGGGTCAAGCTATGGGGCTTGGTCAGTTTCTTAAATTGATAGGTGTATAATGTTAGAACAACTAATAGCTCCTGTAACAGGTTTACTGGATAAGTTTATCCCTGATGCAGATACTAAACAAAAAATAGCACATGAAATTGCTACCATGTCTGAGAAGCACGTACACGAGATTGCTAAAGCTCAGATAGAGGTGAACAAACTTGATGCCAAAGGTAACTGGTTTCAATCTTCATGGCGACCCGCAACAGCGTGGGTTTGTGTTGCAGGCTTTACTGTAAACTTTCTTATAAGTCCACTTGCAGCACCCTTTGGTGTCATCGTACCGCAAGCAGATACTAGCACAATGTTACCTGTACTAATGGGTATGCTTGGTCTTGGTGGGATGAGAACAATGGAACGAGTAAAAGGAGTAGGTAAGTGAACTTTAAATATTTCAAGTACGAAGACTTTAACTGTCAGGAGACTGGCAAGAACAATATGAGTGAAGGTTTTATCCATAAACTAGACGAACTAAGAGAAGCTTGCGGGTTTCCCTTTATCATTACTTCAGGGTATCGTGATCCAATGCACAGTGTCGAAAGGCATAAAACAAAAGGTGGTCAACATACTCTAGGTATTGCAGCGGACATTCGCATCCATCACGGAGCTGATCGCTACACTATCGTACAAAATGCACTAGCGATGGGATTTACAGGCATCGGTATTGCAAAGACTTTCGTTCATGTGGACGTGAGAGAATCAACCCCCGTAATCTGGAGTTATTAGAATGGCAATTCAGTTAGGAATAGCAGCAGCAGCTGCAGCAGCTAGAGCAGCTAGGGCAGCTAAGGCTTATAAAGGATTTAAAAAGGCAAGAAAGCTCAGGAAAGAGGATAAAAAAGCTGAAAAAGAAGGTGCAAAGATAATTTTTAAGGACAGATATGGTTCTAAGAAAAATTATATAAAGGGTACAACAAAAGCTTTTTTTACACCTGTTAAGGGTTCAAAAATATCAGCAGGTGAAGCGTTAGCTGGTAGTGTTGCCGCACAGGCTGGTGCAGGTACTGCTGTTAATAAGTATAAGAAAAAGAAGGGGAAGAAGTAATGTTAGGTTTACTAATTAAAGGCGGTGTTAGAGCTGCTAAAAGTTATAAGAAGTTAAAGAAAGCTCAAAAGAAAAGATCAGCTAAGACTGCTAAAAAGAATGCTAAGGCTCGTCCTAAGCAAGATTATAAAAAATATATTCAGAACACTCCTGAAAGAAAGGCCGCTTATAAAAAAGCACACGCAATTAAAGATGATAACGAACGTCTTAACGCTTTGCGTAGGTTAAATAACGGTACTAAACAATACAGAGCAAATGCTAAAAGAGATAATATTATATCTGGAACTGCTTTAGCAGGTACTACAGCTATTGCTGCTAACGAAATCAACAAGCAGAACAAGAAGATTGATGAGAAGTACAAAAAGAAGAAGAAGGATAAGTAATGTCTAACAAACTAGAAGAACTACACGAAGTGGTCACCGAGGAACTACTCGCAAGAGTAAGATCAGGTGAAGCTACTTCGGCAGAGCTGTCAGTTGCTGTTAAGTTTCTTAAAGATAACGGAGCAAGCACTGACGTAATTACAGCTGAGTCTCCTATGGCAAGCCTATTAAAAGAGCTACCGTTTGAGGAGGCGAAACACTAATGTCTACAGCTACTAAACGTGACCCTGCCAAATGGGCGGCAGCTAAATCTAGGGCAAAAGCCAAGATGGGTGGTAAACATTCAGCAAGAGCTATGCAACTTGCCGTTAAATATTACAAAGGTTCTGGTGGTACTTACTCAGGTTCTAAGAAATCTAGTAATAAACTTTCTAAATGGTCTAAACAAGATTGGGGCTACACTGGAAAGAAAGGCTCTAGGTATTTACCTAAGAAAGCAAGGCAGTCTTTAACAATAGCAGAGAAAAGAGCTACTAATGCTAAAAAGCGTGAAGACACTGCGGCTGGTAAACAGTTTAGTTCACAGCCTAAGAAAATAGCGTCTAAAACAGCTAAGTATAGGAAAGTGTAATGAAAGCAAAGTATAAAAGCAAAACAGGCGGTCTCACAGAGGCTGGCCGTAAATACTATAAAAGAACTGAAGGTGCTAACCTTAAAAAACCTGTACCTTCTGGAAAGAACTCTCGAAGAGTTTCCTTTGCTGCAAGATTTGCAGGAATGAAAGGTGCTATGAAGAAGCCTGATGGAAGCCCTACCCGTAAAGCACTAGCATTAAAGAAATGGGGTTTTGGTTCTGTAGAAGCTGCACGTAACTTTGCTAAAAACAACAAGAAGGCTTAACATGGCTAGAAACTACCGAAAAGAATACGATAACTACCAAGGTACTCCTGAGCAACGCAAGCGTAACGATGCTCGCAAGAAAGCTAGGCGTAAGATGGTAAAGAAACACGGTAAAGCACAGTTAGCAGGTAGAGATATTGACCATGCTGATCGTAACCCCCACAATAACTCCTCAAGTAATCTTAGGATTTCTTCAGTAAGGAGCAATAGGAGACGTAATGGATAACGTACCAGAGCAGCTTAAGGACTTCCGTAACTTCTTATATATAGTCTGGAAGCACCTTAACCTCCCTGATCCAACTCCAGTACAATACGATATGGCTGAGTACATTCAAACGTGTCCTCGAAGAGCCATCATCGAAGCCTTTCGTGGCGTAGGTAAGTCCTACATCACGGCAGCGTTTGTCGTTCACCAGTTACTTCTCGACCCCCAGAAGAAGTTCATGGTGGTCTCAGCCTCTAAACAGAGAGCTGATGACTTCTCGACATTCACCCAACGCTTAATTCTTGAACTCCCAATGTGCCAACATCTCATAGCGACAAGTGAGCAACGGTGGAGTAAGATTGCGTTTGACGTAAGACCCGCACTGGCTAGTGGTAGCCCCTCTGTTAAATCAGTCGGTATCACAGGCCAGTTGACGGGCAGTCGTGCAGACATTATCATTGCCGATGACATCGAAGTACCTAACAACTCGATGACCCAGATGATGCGTGAGAAGCTAGGGGAAGCTGTAAAAGAGTTTGATGCGGTACTCAAACCTGATGGAAAAATACTCTATTTAGGTACTCCTCAGTGTGAGATGAGTCTGTACAACACCTTAACAGAGCGTGGCTACCAAATGAGGATATGGCCAGCTCGTTACCCTGCCGTAGAAGACGCTGAGAAGGCGTATGGGAATCGTTTAGCACCTATGCTATGGGATGCTATAGCCTCCGCAAAGAATCCCTTAGACGGCCTCCCAGTTGATCCTAAGCGGTTTGATGACGAGGATCTACTAGAGCGAGAACTGTCATATGGCAGATCGGGCTTTGCTCTCCAGTTTATGCTGGACACTAGCCTATCGGACACTGATCGTTACCCTCTGAAGCTTTCAGATTTAATGATAATGTCTGTAGATAGGGACAAAGCCCCAGAGAAGCTCGTGTATGGCGTTATGAAGGAAGTTAAGGACATACCTAATGTAGGTCTGGCGGGTGATAAGTATTACGCCCCAGAAGCTACTGTAGGCGGCTACGTGGATTACACAGGATCAGTCTTAGTAATAGACCCCTCTGGTCGTGGTCAAGATGAGACGGCTTATGCTGTTGTAAAAATGATCAATGGTTTCTTATACGTACCAGACTGCGGAGGTGTGGCAGGTGGCTACGGAGATCAAACATTAAACAAACTAGCTACGTTAGCGAAGCAACATAAGGTCAACATGGTACTCATAGAGAGTAACTTTGGTGATGGTATGTTTAGTGAGCTAATAAAACCGTACCTTAGAAAGATATATCCTGTAACAATGGAGGAAGTTAGACACAGCATCCAGAAAGAGAAGCGTATCATTGACACACTTGAGCCTGTAATGAACCAGCACAAGTTAATCATTGATCCAAAAGTCATACAAAAAGACTTTGATAGTGTTCAACATCATCCTCCTGAAAAAGCCCAGCGATATATGCTTACTTACCAGATGTCTCGTATTACTCGTTATAGAGGTTCTCTAGCTCATGACGATAGACTAGATGCTCTAGCAATGGGCGTAGCTTATTGGGTAGAACAGATGGCAGCAGACGTTGACAGAGAAATACGAGATAGAAAAGAGCAACTGTTAATGGATGATTTAGACAAGTTCGTTAATGGTTATAATGTTAATTCAAAACCAAGGTCAAACACATGGATATGACAGATATACCAATGGTAAGGCTAACGTGGCAGGATGCTCAAGATTCTGACGGATGTTGGACAGATATTGATGATATATTAAAGCATGAATGTGCTGTAGCACAGGAAGTAGGTTGGTTAGTACACAATGATCAAGAAAAAGTTATTGTCATGCGCTCTCGAATTGTAGCAGAAGAACTACAAGAGGGTGGTGCTTTTATAGCCATCCCAGCATCATGGGTTTTAAGAATAGAAGAGTTAAAAGTAAATGAAGAGACTACTAATAGCGAGCTTAGTTCTAGTAGCTACACCTTCACTGAGCAGTGAGGCAACTGTAGGAGACTTTGGGACTAATCAGCAAGCAGAGACTATTACTACTACAACCGAAACGACAGTTAACCAAGAAGGTATGCCAGTAACTACTGCTGTAGCTCCTTCCACCCCTACATACCAGACAGATACCTGTATTGTTACTTCAGGCTCAGGTGTGCAGACCCTACAGATAGGGATTAGTACGTCTAAGATGAAGGTTGATGAAAACTGTGAGCGATTAAAGCTCAGCAGGCAGCTTTCTAGTCTAGGGCTAAAGGTGGCAGCTACCAGTGTTATGTGTCAAGACCCTCGGGTTTGGTGGGCTATGCGTAATGCACAGACCCCTTGCCCCATAAAAGGACTCATTGGAGATGAAGCACTTAAATATTATACGGAACACCCTGAGTTTGTCCCTGTTGCTCCTGTTATTGTTACCAAAGACAGCGAGTGCGGGGGAAAACGACTTCGATATGACCCACTTAAGCGAAAGCACGTCTACCATAACGACTGTAATAAACAGTAATATGCAGGACTACATCCAATGGACTACTCAGTCTATGCTCGATGGTAACACCATTATCTACAATAACGAAGATGGTACACAATACGAACTAACTACGGAACAGATGGATGTCTTTAATGCAGCTTATGCTGATGGTTTAGCAAACAGCACTCCAGAGGCTCTCACAGCCGTTCTACTGAACGATATGATTGACGTAGAGCAAGGTACATATGAGGAAGAGAAAGACTCTCTAATCGAAGCTGCGAGCGAGATAGCGGCAGTCACAGAGATAGCTGAGATGCTTGTCGATGGTGACCAGCAGACTAAAATCAATGCAGAGGCCTATGCAACTGAGAATGATTTACGGGCTATTAAAGAGTCTAGTCGTCAGCAGTTCAACACCAGCATTGACGGTATGCTAGAAGCAAGTATGACCAAGAATATGATCGAAGGTTACGCTCAAGACAGCTTTGTTATAGATACAATAGCTGCCTCATTCATGAACACTAACACAGTCATGGACTTCTTTACCAACACTTCAGTCTCTATAGATGCCTTGATACCCAGCCAGCTTAACCTTGACTGGAATCAGCACAACGTAGGTGTAGAGAGTGTAATGTACCAACTGTACAATAACAACCCAGAACAAGACATGGAGATGATATTACGATGAATGCACAAGACGTAGCCTTATGGATAGGCATAGCCAGCTCCATTGGTGGTGCAGCAGTAGGGTATGGTACTCTGACAGAGAAGGTGTCTGCACTAGAAGCTTCTACAGATGCTACACACCTTGAATCAAGACTAACTAAACTAGAAGTGAGGATAGAAGATAATGACATTGGATCAATTAGTACAGAAATTGAACAGCTTAGGGGACAAGTTAAAGCTACAACTGACAAGGTTGAAGCAATACGTATCCCAAGTACAGGGCAGATTAAATCAGATGTACGAGTCCTTCAAACAAAAGTTAGCTCAATTCAAGAAGAACTTAAAGGTCTTGAGAGCAGACTTGAGAAAATAAAGAATAAGCCCTCTAACCCTCTACTTTAACACCAACCCTAACGGGTTGTAAGTTGTTGATTGTAGGTGCTGTTTAAAAAGGTGCACTATAGGGAAGACCCCCCCCGTTACCTATAGTATATAAGGTATCTTATGAGCCTGTTAGGTTTCCTAAGGTGTCTTATGAGCCTGTTGAGGATCACACCTTGCAGCACACCCCTTCACCATACCTTCTAGGAGGTGATCTAAGCTCCTCTGGGAGACCTTAGTGTTTCGTTGACCCCCAACGCTACCTTAACACTGATGTCTCCTAGAGAGCTTCTTAGGGATCTTGGTCGTATTTTGACAGAAAAATCTGAGGTGCTTATACGTAGTTGTGGCGGCTGGCATTCCCCCATACACACCCAAGGAATACTGTACATACATACAGTAAAACGATGGACAAGGCCACACCCTAGGACACTTCAGAATCCTTAGGGTGCTACAGTGTTGGCGTGACAGCACATAAATAGTCTGTTGGTCATGCCTTAGGTTTTCTTTAGTGTTCGCTTGTTTGTTTGTTCTTATCTGTTTTTTGACACCGAACCGTTCGGGGCAGACTGTTGACCTTAAGGGTAAACGGTGGTATCATCTTCAATTGGTGGAAAATCCACCAGACGAGCTGTACGTTTATACAGTATGGGGATTTATACAGTAGCCCCAAAGATGACCCGAACCGTTCGGGCAAAGGATCTCAAAATGAAAAAGACAATTTTAAATAGCATCATTAAGGACGTTAAAAAAGAATTGAACACTTACAAGACGGCTAGTGATAATTTTGCAAAGAAAGGTTTAACAGTTGAAGAAAGTGTTTATTCTATTTTAAAAAGCGCTTGTATTGATAATAAGATAACGACCGTTAAACAGTTCGATGCATTGATTGAAGCGCTAGTACTAGACCTTACTGGTAAGAAAACGAAAAGCGTTTACGGGATGCGAGGGCTTAACGATAAACGCTATGTAGTATTAGAAAACATGGTCGCACCAATTAAAAAACATATTGAAGCGAAAGCGCTGAACAAAGATTGTAAATTATCGGCTAGTGAATTGAGATTAAAATATAAGCCTAGAAAAAACCCTATAAATAAAGGGTCAAACACTAGCCCCAAAAAAGCTAGCAAGGTTTCGGAAATTAAATTAGCGGCAAGCGCTGATCCTGAGATCGATGCGATTACTAAGGAGCTGGAAACTTTAAAGCAAAGCGATTCGGCATTATTTAAAACGGTTGTTAAGGTAATGAAAGCGGCAAAGAAAACCGCCATCGATAACGCTAACGCTGAAAGGGCTTTGCAAAATGCTCCAGCTAATAAGCTTGCGATTATGGAAACGCTAACCGCTCCAGCAACTCCAGCTCCAGCTAAACGAAAAGCTCCAGCTAAGAAAAAAGCTCCAGCTAAACGAAAAGCTCCAGCTAAACGAAAAGCTCCAGCTAAAAAGAAAACAGCCACTAAAAAAGGGAGTAAGTAAGAATGAAAAAATATACTTATATTGCAAAACGGGATCGACAAGGCAACGTGATCAATATGGTCTACCATGTCACCAGCGATGCACCAAACCTTACTGGTTCGGTTGTTGAATGTCGGACAATGAAACAAGTAAGACATTTTATTAAGAGGCAAGCGAACCTATTAGACGGATTGCACGTTTTAAAATAAAACAGCAACACCCAAGAAACCCTCGGCTTCGGTCGGGGGTTTTTTTTCGCCTAGAGAAAAGTACTCCGAACGGTTCGGGGAGGGGAGGGGGAAGTGCTGCTCTCGGTCGGTCGGGCAGGTCGGGGGGTTTTGTCCATAGTATGTCCATAGTATTTGTCGTGGCTGGCGGCTTGTGTTGGCTGGCATGGTTTTGTAGTGGCTGGCGGTACGAACCGTTTTCAGGGGGGCTTGACTCAGGGGCTAGACTATGAGATCATTCAGTCTGTTGGGGGAAATACATACTTTGTACTGACCAACAACTTTATCAACTCTCCGAACCGTTCGGGGACATTCAAGAGGATTTCAAAATGGCAAGTAAAAAACTAGAGGCATCTTTAGTTGAAACCGTATTCGCTTTACTGCAATATGATAAAAAAAGAGAAGCTTATCTTGATGAAGTTAAAGCTTATGATGAAGAGATGGGTGAAGAATATCGTTTTGCTAAAGCAATCATTCAGCACATCATTGGTAGAAGATTAGACTAACATTGAGGATTTCAAAAATGAAAAAGATATTCATAAACACTAAGTACCTAAAGGCACGTCTATTTACTAACGTGGATTATGTCGAATTGTTTGGCGGTTACATGGGCTACACTAAAGTTCATACCAGCTCAGGAAATATTGGCTGGACTGTACATATTGGTAATCGTCTGATGAGTAAGGCAAAGCTACAGCGTATGTGGTGGGACTTAGACGATTGGTTCTTTGAAGCTAAGATTAAGTACAATCCTTTTCCTGTTTACTTTGAGTTAAACGAGATGGACTGCGATCACCATGAGGTATGGCAGAGCCTTAAGTTTAAAAATGGGTGGGCGGCTATTAAGTATATGCACAAGCAACGTGAATATGCCGAGGGTTTCCAACGCTGGACACAGCTAACCAAACAGCAATATAATGACTATCAGTCATCGAGTCGTGACCATTTAGCAGAGAAGTACAACTATTAATTATCACCGAACCGTTCGGGGGAGTTTATTATGTATCAACGTGATGCAACAAAAGTACAGCAATTCGCACAGTCTAGCCCTTACAAGATGGGCTTGGTTATTACCATGGTATCCTTATCTATCCAGCAGAACTGGTTAGGAGTAGGTGAGCAGATGGCATCTGTTGTCGCTCAGGGTGCTAAGTCTAAGTTCTTGTGGGGCAGTAAGGGTAAGCTCTACGCATATTTAGAAAATAACATGGAACAAATTTATGCTGACACTATGGACATTCTTGTCAGCGATAGATTAGATGACGACAAGGCAGAGGCATTGATGCAGGTATTTCTACGCATTGATGGCCTCGGTCTGCCAAAGGCAGGGTTCTGTTGTCAGCTAATAGGTGGTCTGGTTGGGTGTATGGACGTACACAACATCAGGCGGTTGGGTCTTGACGCTAAGACGTTGACACTTGCTAAGAATCCTAAAGGTGACAAGGCAAAAGCAACTAACTTACGCAAGCTCCGTGACTACATTCGGGTGTGCCATGAGTACGGTACTGAGGAATTGTGGGATGATTGGTGTGACCACCTTGCAACAAAGTCCAAACGATGGGATAATGGGTCTCATGTGAGCGAAGTCCATTACTCATATTTACTACACTAACGTACTAACTACACTTCAGGAGAAGTATTATGTTGTTATCAACAATAGGTAAGTCACGTCTTATGTCTAAGGCGTTAGTTCGTTCAATCGCATCTGTTGCACCGATGTTTGGCTTTGATGTTCGCTATGACACTAAGAAGGTTCGTCTGTGTAATGTTGACGGCTCTTACAAGGTCAACCCTGTAACTGGTAAGGGTGTGTATCGTAGGGTGGGTAAGCTTAACCATCGCTTCTTCCTTGCTCGTAAGTCTGGCTTGCGTAAGTCTAAGTATCAGTTCCTTAACGATATGTATATCGTGACGGCTCGCAAGGCTGTTAGTCGACCCAATGCTAACATTGACGGTACTACCTACACCTCACACCATCGTGGGTTCTTAACTATCGCTCGTGAGAACGTAGGTGGTCGTTATATGTGGGACATTCAGAACCGAGATGTTGTTGCTAAGTAACTCTCCGAACCGTTCGGGGCATTCGAGGGTAGGTTATCCTGCCCTCTCTTTTTCTAAACTAGAGGATATTGTCATGCGAGAAGTAAAAAGGTTTCAAGATTCAGAACACATACTTAATAACTATGTTAGTGTGGGTGATACCATCAATGGTCATAAGATACATGAGATATGGGTATCAAGTCTTGGTAATCCTATGTTTGCTGTGGGTGAAGAGCATTATAATTTGGAGTGGTTGTTAGAGAACGCACCTGCTGGGGAGAAAGTCGATGGATAAGTTACATGAGCTTGAGTTTGATGAGTGGTCTGTTGTTTACATGGGCGACACTGATTATGAGTTAAATATATTTCCTAATGAGCATGGCGAGCTGTGCGTTACTGTTTATCCGATTAAGATGAACATTAAAGGAAAGCCTGAGGCTGATACACTCAACCCTGTTGCAGGTGGCAAGCTAGACATCTTTAGTCTCAAGCGTATTAAGGAGGGCATATGACTAAGGAAAAAGTAAACTGTCTTAGTCGTGCATGGGAGAAACGCTTAAAGAAAAGACTCAAAGCTAAGGATAGACAGAAAGCTAGGGGTCAGGTTAAGAAGGAGATTCGTGATGGGCAAGGGTAGCGCAAGGCGGCCAACCAATGCCGAGAAGTACAATACAAACTATAACCGCATCTTTTGTCAGAAGGGTGCTCAACCAATTAATACGGAGACGACTATGGACATTCATAACATCTACACTAACGACTACGCATGGCGACCAGCTTGCGGTGGCTTAGAGACACCATTCACATGGGCTGACAAGGAGTACCTGTATATGTACAACCATGCTACAGGCGAACACGCATACTACAATGCTACCGATGATGTCTTTGAACAAAACGTGGAGTTTAACTAATGGGAAAGGGTGAAATAGTAATTAGAATACCATTTGATAAAGACGAGTTTATGGAAGACGGTGTAGAGCTTAAACTATCTTTACATCAACATCTGATAGAGCTGATGATGGATGATGAATTACCTTATGAAGTGGAGGTTGTATAATGCTCCAGTATTATATGGATGGTGGTGACATCACTACCTACAGGGACAGCAAAGAGTTCTACTGGTCTGTTAAGGTCAAGCCTAGTGACATTGAGATTGTAGATGGTGACGCTACAGCCCAGCAGATTGCTGATGATATTAACTTTTGGTTCGCTCAGTGCGAAGGTAAGACAGTGGGGTGGAAGCGATGAAAGGTGACTTAACTTTTTTAGATGACCTAGATAATGTATTGAGTAAACATTATGGCGAAGATTGGCAGTGGAAGTTTGAAAGACTTGATGGTGGCTTTGAGATAATCTTAATGGTTGATGAGGACAATGAAGATGAGTAGTGAGGAGTTCATTGAGGAAGTGTTTGAGATAGCCTTTGGTGCTGATGCTATCAGTAGGGGCTTTACATACGCTCAGGTGTTGAAGACACTGCGTGATTTTAATGACGTGTATTGGGGTGATGACGATGAGTGATACAGAGTTCTATGACAATGTTGGAGGTGTGCAGGGTGAGCCTAAGTATCTTGGTGATGGTTTATGGGTTAATCCTGACGGTTCTACGTATGATGATAAACCGTACAAGAAGTTTGAAGAGTCTGAACATTTGATTATGATTAGATGGGGCAAGAGGCTTGACGATGGTACAGAGCGTGACTACGAGTCATTGGTTGGTACAATAGATGCAGCACATAATTTACATGGTCAGTTATTAGCTGACGAACAAACAACTTACTTGAGTCTGGAGAGATTTGAAGATGAATAGATATCTAATCTCGTGGAGTAACACTAACGGCTACCATGAAAATGATTTCAGTGACTATCAAGAGGCTTTGGAATTCTTAGCTGACCTTGAGGGCAACTGCACTGGTATGTCATTTACTAACTTGAAAGACCCTGACGATGCCAGAGAGGAGCAGTGGTACGATGAGCAGTAAGATAGTTATACCTGATGCGGCTATTGCCGATTACAACAGAAGGTATGCTGATGTTCTTGCTAAGATACAGATAAATAGGCCATCGAGCATACCTGATTATTTAGATGAGGATGCTTTGTATGAGAAATATTTTATGTCCCAAAACGAGGGTTAGACATGGCTACACTAGAGGAACAGATTGAGCTAGAAAATAGAATGGTTCAGTCAGGTATGGATAGATACCTAAAACAGAAAGATGATTTACAAGCTAAGAACTTAGAGTCTAAAACTAAACACGGTAGGAGGATAATATCAGGGGTATGCGAACCTTTGACTGATGCTTTAATTGAAGCGTTGAAGAAACCAAGAGGTAAGAACGATAGGGTGCATAAGTTAATCAATGGAGTTAACCCAGCATCGGCTTGCTTCTTATCTTTACTATCAGTGGTAGACCATGTTGCCTCTGTTAGTAGGTTAGTTGCTGTAGCTCTCTATGTAGGTAAACAGATAGAGACCCAAGACAAGCTAGACAAATGGATAGTAGAAGACCCTGAGGTAGCACGAAATGTTATCAAGCTGGCTAATAAGAAATCGGATAAAGGTTTTGATCACAAGCGTCATGGTCTTAACCATAAGATGAAAGTAGACGGCATTGAGATAGACGAGTGGTCTAAGACTGATCGTATGAAGGTTGGTTTGTTTATGATTAACCTTATCATTGAGCACACAGGTATCGTTAAAATAAGGAAAAAATTTAATAGGAATAAGTCAGTAGCATACCTCGACCCAACCGCTGAGACTCTCGATTGGATTGAGGCATTTAACAACGCTAACATGAATAATCTACCACGTTATTCTCCTTGTATTATCGAGCCTAAGGATTGGGATTCCTTTTATGGTGGTGGTTACTACTCTGAACATATCAACAAGAAACCTTTTATGAGGATACACGGACTATGAGAGAAGACTTAAAACAATTTGTCGATGATCACAACAATCGTGATAACTCCCTTGAGTACGAATGTGTTAACGCACTGCAACGTACACCATGGAGAGTGAACAAGTTTGTTTTGGAAACACTACGCACTGCTTGGGAGAGCGGTGAGAAGTGGGAAGGTTTACCTTCAAGGGATAACCAAGAATTACCTAACTATCCTTTTAGTGTCGAGCCTCGTCACCTTAATGAAGAACAAACCAAAGAGTTTAAGGAATTTAAAACTTTACGTAATGCTATCTACACTGAGAATGCCAAGAACTTATCTAAGCGTATTCAGGTCGAGCGTACATTACAGCTTGCAGAAGAATACGCTACTATGGACAACTTCTGGTTCGTATGGCAGTGCGACTTTAGAGGCCGTAAGTACCCTGTTGAGTCGTTCCTATCACCACAGAATGCTGATTACTCTAAAGCACTACTAGAGTTCTCTCGCCCAGCTACCATACTTCACGATGGTGATGCACAATGGCTGGCCATACACGGAGCTAACGTGTTCGGAGTGGACAAGGTTAGCCTAGAAGAGCGTGAGATGTGGGCGTACATGAATATAGAAAATGCTGTCAATGTTTATAATAACCCTTATGAATGTAAGTGGTGGCAAGAGGCAGACAAACCTTGGCAGGCACTAGCATGGTGTGCTGAGTGGGCAGAGTATAACGATGTACGCCTGAGAGGCTTTGGAGAGCCGTTTGAGACACGTTTGCCTTGTGCTAGTGATGGCAGCTGTAACGGATTACAACACCTCTCAGCGATGCTCAGGGACTCTGAAGGGGGTCGAGCTGTGAACCTAACGCCTAGTAATGAGCCTCAGGATATTTATGCTGATGTTGCAGCAAGGACAACCAAACTGCTAGAGCAACAGACAGATGTCATGGCTAAACAGTTACTAGACATAGGCATATGCCGAAAGCTCACCAAGCGGTCAGTGATGATTGTGCCGTACAGTGGTACACGTCACGCTTGTCGAGAATACATCAAGGAAGCCTTAGAAGATAAATGCAAGGGTGATAACCCATGGTATGATGACCTGTTTGAGGCATCGTGTTATCTGTCAGGTTTTGTGTGGCAAGCAATAGGTGAAGTTATTGTCTCAGCTTTCAGTGCCATGAATTACATCAAGGAGATAGCTAAGCTGTATGTTGAGAATGGTTTTATATTCTCTTGGACTACGCCAACCAACCTAGTTGTCAGGCAAGACTACAAAGAGAATAGGAAGAGGAGAGTGAAGTCTCATATCAGTGGGTCAATCATTCAGCTAAGTTACAACGAGGCTATTATGGACACCATAGACAGACGTAAGGTTTTATCAGGAGCAAGCCCTAACTTTGTACACTCACTCGATGCAGCAGCTTTGACGTTGACTGTACATGAGTGTCTCAAGGATGGTATAATTGACTTTGCAATGGTGCATGACTCTTACGCTACACACAGTACCAATATGCCGTTATTAAACAAGAGGTTACGAGAAGCTTTTGTCAGACTCTATCAAGACAATGACGTACTTCTCAATATCTACGAAGACGCAGTAACTACATTACCGAGTGATGTGGTTATTCCACCACCACCTGAGAAAGGAGACCTTAACTTAAATGAAGTGTTACAGAGTGACTATTTTTTCGCCTAATCAAAAAGGTGCACTATAGCCCTCCCCCGTTCAACTAAACTATATAGGAATATTTAATATGTCTAAAAATATTATGAAGATTGCAGGTACAGCTATGTGGGCAAAAGTAACTGAGCCTGATACGAAGTTTAATCCAGATGGTGATTATTCCATCAACATACAAATGCCTGAAGCTGAGTCAGCTCAGATGTGTGAGAAACTAGAATCAATAGTTCAAGCGAAGTTTGCAGAAGCAGTGGAGAATGACCCACGCCTCAAGAACACGCTGACCACACAACCTGTTTGTCAACCTGTCTATGATAGGGAAACAGGTGATGACACTGGTAATGTTGAGTTTAAGTTCAAGCTCAAAGCCAAGGTTAGAAAACGTGATGGTACATACTACGAGCAAGAGCCAGCTGTGTTTGATGCTAAGGTTCAGCCAATGGACAAGAGTGTCCTTATTGGTAACGGATCTAAGGTTAAGGTTGCCTTTGAACCGATTGCTTACGTCATGCCTAGCACGAAGAAGGCAGGTGTTTCATTACGCCTGAAGGCAGTTCAGGTAATTGATCTTATTGAATATGGTAACTCCGCAAGCTCCGTGTTCGATGAAGAGGACGGTTATGTTGCCCCCTCCGCAACAGCAGCTGTCAAAGAGGAGGTTGCGTTTGATGCCTCAGACTTCTAGATCGACCCTAGAAGAACGAGTCCAACAAAACCTCAATGCCCGTGGAGTAGCTTATGAGTATGAACCTTGTAAGCTACCCTACGTGGTAGAACGTAATTACATTCCTGATTTAAAGATAGGTGATATGTATATCGAGGTGAAGGGTTACTTCCGACAAGATGCTCAACGTAAGATGAGAAGCATGAAGGAACAACACCCTGACTTGGACATTCGATTTTTATTCCAAAAAAATAAGAGCACTGTGCAAGGTGCAAAGAAACGCAAAGACGGCACTAAAATGACGTGTGCTGAATGGGCAGAAAGACACGGGTTTATATATGCAGAGGAAATTATCCCAGATGAGTGGCTCTCAGGAGAGTGAATTCTTAATGCACACCCCTTGTGATAAGTGTGGTTCGTCAGATGCAAACAGCTTGTATACTGACGGACACACCTATTGCTTTGCGTGTGAAACTTACGGGCAATCCCAAGAGGAGGCTAAAGTGGTAGAGTTGAAGCCCCATAAAAAGTTTAGATTACTAAGCGGTTCTCACGCATCACTAGAGAAACGTAAACTAACACACAGAACTTGTCAGTTCTGGGACTACGTAGTTGGAGAGGTGAATGGTAACACAGCGCAGATTGCAAACCACAAGACCCCGAACGGTGAGATCGTTGGTCAGAAGATTAGAACAGCAGGTAAAGAGTTCAGTGTCCGAGGCGACCTCAAAGAAGCAGGTCTCTACGGACAATGGCTCTGGCGTGACAAAGGAAAGTCAATAACAGTAGTCGAGGGAGAGCTAGATGCTCTCTCTATGTCTCAAGCCTTCGACCATAAGTGGCCTGTAGTCTCCGTTAAGACAGGAGCTGGTGGTGCTAAGCGTGACATCAAACAAGCTATTGAATGGCTCGAAGCGTTTGACTCTGTTGTCTTTATGTTTGATAACGATGATGTAGGACAGAAAGCGGCACTTGAGTGTGCTGCTCTGCTATCACCACGCAAGGCGAAGATAGCTAAGCTACCCCTAAAGGATGCAAGCGACATGATCATGGCAGGCCGTACTGCTGAGCTAGTCGATGCGTTCTGGGCAGCTAAGAGTTTCCAACCTGACGGTATCATCAACGGTGCTGACTTGTGGGAAGAAGTATCTACAGAGAGACACGTACACACCGTACCTTATCCATACTCAGCTTTAAACGAGAAGATAGGTGGATGCAGGTTAGGTGAGATAGTTACTGTAACAGCAGGGTCAGGATTAGGTAAGAGTCAGCTCACACGAGAGTTCGCATATCATCTACTGAACGAGGGCGCTACCATAGGCTACGTTGCGTTGGAGGAATCCAGTAAACGCACAGCTCAGGGATTGATGTCCTTACACTTAAACAAGCTCGTGCATCTTGAGGATGTACGCAAGGATGAACTGAAGGAAGCATTCGATGCTACCCTTGGAACAGGCCGAGTGTTTATGTATGATCACTGGGGTTCTACTGAGTCAGATAACTTACTCAACAAGATGCGTTACTTAGCTCGTGGTTGTGGTTGCCAGTACATCATACTTGATCATATCTCGATTGTTGTGTCGGGTATGGATGGCGGTGATGAGCGTAGAACTATTGATAACTTAATGACTAGGCTTAGGTCTTTGACTGAGGAGTTGAACATCGGTATGATTGTTGTCTCACACCTAAGAAGACCTAGCGGTGACAAGGGACATGAAGAAGGTATCGTCACATCACTCTCACAGCTCCGTGGATCAGCATCTATCGGCCAGTTGTCAGACATTGTGATAGGACTAGAGCGTAACCAGCAAGACCCTGAGGACTCCGATAAGACCACGCTACGTATACTCAAGAACAGGTGGTCAGGTGAGACAGGTGTTGCAGGTCAGCTTATCTACTCCAAAGATACTGGACGTATGGCTGAAGATTATGATGTACCATTTTAGGGGAAGTATATGTCACTAGAAGATTATGAAGAAGTTAACGAGTTAAAAGTTATGGCAGCTTACAAGATACTTAAAGAGATGTTACTAGCTATAGGCTCAGAAGAGATACCAACGTACCAAGAGTTCTGTGATATTTATGAAGAAGAACTAGCAGCAACCGAAACTAAACACTAAACTCCGAACGGTTCGGGGATTTCCACTCCAGCGAGAGGGTATTATGATTATATTTGATTTAGAAGCAGACAACCTACTTGATGATGTCACTACTGTTCACTGTATTGTGATGCAGGACACTAACTCAGGTAATGTCTGGAGGTTCGACCCTACACAACTAGATGTCGCATTAGATATGTTAAAGGAACAAGAGTCTAATGGTGGGGCTATTGGTGGTCACAACATCATGGCTTATGACTTACCAGTGTTAAAGAAGTTGTACGACTTCGACTACTATGGACAAGTTTACGACACACTCGTTGCCTCACGTTTGATATGGCCTAATCTTAAAGAGAAGGATATGTTAAAACGTACTGTAGAAAATAAGATGATAGGTTCGCACTCTCTTAAGGCTTGGGGACAACGCTTAAAGTTTAACAAGGGTGATTACGGAGAGCATGACGGTGCGTGGGAACGATACACACCAGAGATGCTTGAGTATTGCGTACAAGACGTAGCGTTGAACGTCAAGCTGTATGAGATGATAAAGCAAAAGAACTACCCTGAAGAACCAATGCAGTTAGAGCACGAGATGAACCGACTTCTCCTCCAACAGCAGCACACAGGGTTTCCTTTTAATGTAGAGAAGGCACAACAGCTTTACACGAAACTATCAGCACGAAAGCAAGAAATAGAAACAGAGTTAGTAGATAGCCTCCCTCCAACGATAGTCGAGTTGAAAACGAAAACAAAAGTTATCCCATTCAACCCTGCATCTCGGCAACAGATAGCAGACAGACTACAACGTAAAGGTTGGAAGCCTACTGAGTTTACTCCGTCTGGTGATCCGAAAATTGACGAAAAAATTCTGGCAGGAATTGATATGCCCGAAGCTCGTCTACTGACAGAGTATTTAATGCTAAACAAAAGGTTAGGACAATTAGGAAATGGTAAACAAGCATGGCTTAAACTCGAAAAGAAAGGCCGTATTCATGGGCGTGTTAATCACATGGGTGCTGTCACTTCTCGCTGTACACATAGCGACCCTAACGTGGCACAAGTACCATCAACAGGAGCTGCCTTTGGCAAGGAATGCAGGGAGTTGTTTCACGCCCCCGAAGGTTACTCACTGCTTGGAGCAGATGCGAGTGGACTTGAGTTGCGGTGTCTAGCTCACTACATGAATCGTTATGATGGTGGTAGGTATGGTAAAGAGATACTTGAAGGTGATATACACACTGCCAATCAACAAGCGGCAGGTCTTGAAACTAGACCACAAGCGAAGACGTTTATCTATGGCTTTTTATACGGTGCAGGTAACGAGAAGATAGGACAGATCATTGGTAAAGGTGCGAAGGAGGGTGGTCAGATTAAGAAGCGTTTTCTGGCTAAGACTCCTGCGTTAAAGAAACTAACAGAAGCTCTAAACAATAGATTAGAACAACAGCATGGTGATAAGTTTATTAACGGTTTAGACGGAAGATTAATTCCAATCCGTCACCCCCATGCAGCACTAAACACATTACTTCAATCAGCAGGTGCTATCATTTGTAAGAAGTGGTACGCAACTGTAGAAAATATGATAAGAAGTAAAGGCTACACTAACGAAGAAGTATCGGTAGTGGCGTTTGTTCACGATGAAGTTCAAATCTTGGTTAAAAGAGGGCTTGAGGAAGAGATAGGTGGAATCACTAAAGCGGCCATTAAGGAAACAGAGCGAGCGTTCAATTTTAAATGTCCTCTCGACTCAGAATACCAAGTCGGAAGTAGTTGGGCGGACACTCACTAGCACAACACGTATGGGAGACATAGCAGAACACTACGCAATCACATGGTTATGGGACGAAGGTTTTGAAGTCTTTAGTAACAGTGGTGGATCAGGTGCTGTTGATATTGTGGCCATCAAAGATGATGAGATTTACTTATTTGATGTCAAGACTCTTACATACTGTGCAGACAGAGATGATTATGAAATTAAGACAGGACGTTCTGCACTACAAAAACGAATGGGTGTGCAGCTTCTCAGTTTCAATCCCAAGACACGTAAGCTACGCCTCATAAAACATAGGAGTGACTAATGGAATACAACATACTTAATATTATTCTTGTCGTCAGTTTTGCTTTTGTAAGTATAGCTCTGGGCATCAGATGGATAGGCCAAGCTATGATTGAATATAGGTTAGCGAAGTTAGGCCTGATGATGGAACGTATGGACGATAAAGAGTTTAAAAAAATGATGGGAGATGATGATGATAGATAGAACACTGTTAGTTGATGGAGACATCGTTGCATACAAGGCAGCTACTATCGCTGAGACTCCTATTGATTGGGGTGACGGATTGTGGACGCTACACGCCCATGAGAAAGATGTCATTGGTGCAATGGAAGAGTTCATGTCTAAGATCATTGAACAGTCAGGCTGTACTAAAGTTATAACCTGCTTATCAGGTGACAAGCTGTACCGTAAAGATGTAGCCCCGTACTACAAGAAGAACAGGGCTGGTACACGCAAACCTATGCTTCTCAATTTTGCTAAAAAATATTTGACGGAAAAGTACAACGGTCGTTTTGAGGATAAGCTAGAAGCAGACGACCTTCTTGGAATTCTAGGAAGCGGTGATGCAACTACGGTTATCTGGTCTGCTGATAAAGACTTACTCACTATCCCAGCTTATCATTTACTTGACGGTAAAGTTGTTGAGGTGCTTGAGGACGAAGCTGACTATCACTTCCTATCACAAACATTAATAGGTGACTCAGTTGATAACTACAAAGGTTGTCCCACTGTAGGTAAGGTAAAAGCTGATCGTATCTTAGACCAACATGGAGCAACATGGCAAACTGTTGTTAAGGCTTTTGAAAAGCATGGCCTCAGTGAAGAGGTAGCTATCGAGAACGCAAGGCTCGCACGTATCCTGCGTAACGGAGAGTACAACTTTGATACAAAAGAGGTTAAGTTATGGGCAGCGTAGAAGAAGACTTGGTAAACAGTCCAGCCCACTACACTACAGGTGCGATAGAGACTATTGATTACATTGTAGATGTTCTGGGTGAGTGGGAAGCTATCTCATACTGTCACGGCAATGTAATAAAATATACAGGCTCAAGAATATGGGCAAAAGGTAAACCGATACAGGATGCAGAGAAAGCTATCTGGTATCTAAACAAAATGATTGAGTTAATGAAAAAAACCGAAGGGGTTAACTGGTAATGCACATGAATTATGATTATTTGAATGGAATGTTTGAGGGTTTTGACTACTACCAAAGTAAGTGTAACTTAACTGCCATCTTCCCTGAAGACCAAGCCCTAGAGTATCTTGCTTTAGGTCTATGCTCTGAGGCAGGTGAGGTAGCAGGTAAATTAAAAAAGAAAATAAGAGATGGTGAACCAGCTAACTTTAAAGACGACATGGCCGCAGAGATAGGTGATGTGTTCTGGTACTTAGCAGTACTTGCAGATAGGCTAGGTATAAACTTAAGTGACGTAGCTTTTAATAATCTTGATAAGTTAATGACTCGTCAAGCAAGAGGAACACTACAAGGGTCAGGTGATAAACGATGAGTAAAATGGATTCATATCAGCAGTACATACACAAGTCACGTTACGCCCGTTGGAGAGAAGAAGATAACAGACGAGAGACTTGGGCAGAAACAGTCAGACGTTACACAGACTTTTGGGTTGCTAGAGGTCAGATAGATTACGATACAAGTGAGCGATTATACAAAGCCATCTACAATCAAGATGTCATGCCATCTATGCGCTGTTTGATGACAGCAGGTAAGGCACTAGACAGAGATAACATGGCTGGCTTTAACTGCTCATATATTGCAGTTGATAATGTAAGAGTGTTCGATGAGATCCTATACGTACTGATGTGTGGTACAGGTGTAGGCTTCTCAGTCGAGCGTCAATCAGTAAACAAACTACCAGAGGTGGCAGAAGAGTTCCATGAAACAGATACGACAATCATTGTACAAGACTCTAAAATTGGTTGGGCTAAAGCTTTCCGTGAGTTGGTTAGTCTTTTGTATACGGGTCAAGTACCTTCTTGGGATGTTAGCCGTCTACGTAAAAAAGGTGAAAGGCTTAAAACCTTCGGAGGACGTAGTAGTGGAGCTGACCCTCTTGTTGCTCTGTTCCATTTCACTGTTGCCACTTTTAAAGCTGCTTGCGGACGGAAGCTTACGAGTTTAGAATGCCATGATATTGTATGTAAAGTTGCAGAGATTGTTGTCGTTGGTGGTGTCCGTAGGAGTGCGCTTATTAGTTTGTCTAACCTTAGTGATGATCGGATGCGTCATGCTAAGTCTGGTAATTGGTGGGAGACTGATACACAAAGGGCGCTTGCTAATAACAGTGCTGTCTACACAGATAAACCAGACTTTGAAACCTTCTTGGAAGAATGGACTGCTCTCTATAAGTCAAAGGCTGGTGAGCGTGGTATCTTCTCTAGGAGTGCAGCGAAGAAACAAGCAGAGAAGAGTGGACGAAGAGATATAGATCATGCGTTCGGTACAAACCCCTGTTCGGAGATAATCTTAAGATCAGCTCAGGTATGTAATCTTTCTGAGGTAGTAGTTCGAGCAACAGATAGCTTTGATGATTTAAAACGCAAGGTTGAGATTGCTACCATACTAGGAACACTACAGTCATCCTTAACTGACTTCCGCTACGTGCGTTCTGTCTGGAAGAAGAACACGGAAGAGGAGTGCCTACTTGGTGTGAGCATGACAGGCATCATGGATCACTCGGTACTCTCAGGGAAGCAGACAAGCGGTACATGGTTTGATCACCCTAATCAGCCTATCCTTAGTGACGTATTGCTGAGGCTAAAGCAGGTAGCCATCGACACTAACAAACGATGGTCTAACGAGCTAGGCCTTAATCAGTCAACAGCTATTACTTGTGTGAAACCATCAGGTACAGTCAGTCAGTTAGTGGATAGTGCATCAGGTATACACGCTCGGTTCTCTCCACACTATATCAGACGGGTACGCTCCGATGGGAAAGACCCTATCACAGACTTCCTCAAAGACGCTGGAGTGCCTTGGGAGACAGACGTAATGAATGAGGAGAACTACATCTTCTCGTTCCCCGTGAAAGCTCCTGACGGTGCTACGAGTGTTGATGAGCTAGACGTTAAGACTCAGCTTGATCTGTGGGAAGTCTATCAGGACAACTGGTGTGAGCATAAGCCAAGTGTAACTATTTACTATTCTGATGCTGAGTTCTTAGCGGCAGGTCAATGGTTATGGGACAGGCTGGATAGCTGCTCAGGTATCAGCTTCCTACCACGGACTGACCATGTATACCAGCAAGCCCCTTACGAGGCTATTGATCAAGATATGTACAAGATACTTAAACTGGCTTTACCCTCTGAGATAGATTGGGACAGGTTAGGTGAGTTCGAGAAGGAAGACACTACGACAGGGACACAGGAGTTAGCTTGTGTAGCTGGTCAGTGTGAAATCTAAGGCTCAAGCGATAGTGATATTGGAGGTAATAACCTGCCTCCATATCATCGCAAACACATGGTTACACTTTCCTATAAGTCCTTGATTTTATTAGCACAGTTAAAAAGGTGCACTATTAGAGAAACAACTATGAAAAAATTCTATATATCTAAAGAATTATTAGAGCATTTTAAGGGGATTTACCCCAACAAACTACCCACTAAAGTAGGCCAAACTCCCGAACATATTGCCTATCTACAGGGTCAACAATCCGTCATCGAACGTATGGAGTTTATGTACGAGGACGCACAGACAAGCGAGAATGATTATGTGTCTACCTAAGACCCCAAAAGCCCCGCCACCACCTAAAGCTCCACCACCTCCAGCAGAAGCCCCCGATCAAATTAAGAACTCTGTAGACTCTAATGCTAATCAAATGGCAAAGAAACGCCAAGGTAAGAAAAAGTTACGAAGAGGTGCAGGTGTACAAGTGGCATCTACAGGTTCAGGTTTAACAATTAATAAGGTGGCGTGAGGTACATTATGTGCATGGTAGGATTAGCAGCAAATGAAATGAGAAAAAGAAAAGCCACGAGTAGAGTATCAGATGGTGCGCTAGGCAGCGCAATTAAGTCTGGCAACACCCCTTTAGGTGGCAGTGTGGCAAAAAAGGCTGGAGACTTAGGAGCAGCTCAAGCAACTAAGCCCACAAAAAAGAAAATAAATACAGGCTTAAACATAGCAAGTAAATACTAAGGATTAACCTATGAATAACGATCAAGGTATAGCCAAAGCTTATGAACACATGGCGGCAGATCGTGATGCGTTTCTAACACGGGCGAGAGCTTGTGCTGAATTAACCATCCCAACACTAATGCCCCCTGAAGGGCATAACGGGACTAGCCAGTACGACACTCCTTATCAAGCAGTAGGGGCAAGAGGTGTAAACAACCTTGCCTCCAAGCTGCTAATGACACTCCTCCCACCCAACAGCCCCTTCTTCCGATTAACCATTGATGATTACAATCTCATTGAGCTAGGTGCGGAAGGACGTGGTAAGGCTGAAGAAGCTTTGGGAAGGATTGAACGTAGTGCTGCTCAGGTTATAGAAACAAAAGCGATACGAGTACCAACATTCGAGGCTCTTAAGCAGCTTATTGTCTCAGGTAATGCTCTTGTGCATATGCCTAAGAATGGAGGCATGAAAGTATTTAGGCTTGATCGTTACGTTGTCAGCCGAGATACAATGGGCAACCTTCTTAAGATTATTACTAAAGAAACCATTGCTTATGATGCACTTCCTAAAGAAGTCCAAGAGGCTTTGTTAGAGAACCCTGAATATCAGCAAACAGTAGATAAAAAAGAATGTGACTTATATACTTGCGTAAAGCGTGATGGTAAGAAGTTTACTATTCACCAAGAAGTCAAAGGTATTATGATACCTAAGTCTCAAGGCACTTACCCTGAAGACAAACTCCCATGGATGCCTCTACGATTTATAGCTGTCGATGGTAGCGACTACGGTCGTTCATATTGCGAAGAGATAATAGGTGACTTGAAATCTCTTGAAGCTTTAACTCGTGCAATCGTGGAAGGCAGTGCAGCCAGTGCTAAATTATTATTCTTAGTTAGACCTAACGGTACAACCAAGATACGCAACATAGCCGACAGCCCTAACGGTGGTATCATCTCAGGTGATGCTAACGATGTTACAACACTACAAGCTAACAAGTTTAATGACTTCCGTGTTGCTCAAGAAACTATGCAAAAAATTACAGAGCGTTTGTCGTTTGCCTTCTTACTCAACAGCTCAGTCCAGCGACAAGCTGAACGAGTGACAGCAGAAGAAGTGCGCTACATGGCTCAAGAGTTAGAGACTGCTCTCGGTGGTATCTACTCTGTCCTCTCTCAAGAGTTCCAACTTCCCCTTGTAAACTTGCTACTCGCTAAACTACAAGATGAGAAGAAGATGCCTAAGTTCCCTAAGGACACTCTCAAGCCTCAGATAGTAACAGGCTTAGAAGCCCTTGGTCGTGGGCAAGACTTAAACAAGTTGTCAGCGTTCCTCCAATACTTACAACCACTTGGTCAACAAGTAATAGCACAGCAGTTAAATGTAGATGATTACATTGATCGCTTAGGTGCTTCCTTAGGTATTGATACTTTAGGTTTGATAAAAACACCTGAAGAAATTCAAGCTCAACAACAGCAACAACAACAGATGATGCAGCAACAACAGATGATGCAACTGGCCGAGAAGGGCGTAGCCCCTGCCGTTAAAGGTGCGGTCGAGTCTGGTATGATGCAGCAACAGCAACAAGGCGAGGAAGAATAATGGCTAAAGCTCCTAGATTACCAAAGAAACCATTGACGGAAGCAGAAAAGAAAGCTGAAGCACGAAAGAAAAACAGAGCTGCTAAAAAAAGAGAAGAGATTAGGAAAAAAGCTGAACAGCATAAGATGAAAGAGCCAGCAAAGAAACAACCTACTGGCCGAGGAAGACCTAAGACAAAACCTAAGGCTGTCGGGCAAACTAAAGCTCATGATGCAGTTGCAAGCAAAGCTGAGAAAGAGCGTATTGCTAAGGCTAATAAAGCCAACGCTAAACTTGAAAGCAAAAAACCTGTTGTAGGTAATAAAGGTAAAGTTAAACCACGTCCTAGTAAGATAGTTCAAGACACTAGAGAGGCTAGAGCACGTCAGAGAATTCTCAGCGAAAATATGCTAACTACTGAAGAGCGTAGAAGGCGAGAAAAAATAGCTGAAGAAAAACGTGCTAAAGAAGCTAGGGCAGCTCAAGAGAAGAAAGACTTTCCTAACAAAAGACGAGCAGTTGTTAAAGGTAAGCTAAGAGCTAGAGCAGCGTTGAGAAACGCAGGTACAATAAAAACTAACGATCCTAAAGGTACGTTTAAAGATAGCAAAAATAAAGTTAAACCCAATCCTAAAACTGTCGTAATAGATAGAAGCGATACCAGTTTAAAAGGTAGGCTTAAAAGATTTGGAAACAGATTAAAAGGTTTAACTATTAAAGGCGTAGCAGGGGCAGCAAGTGTACCATTATCCTTTGCAGCAAGCACCAATAGGGACACTACGGATTTTAAATTGTCTTCTAGGGAAGAAAAAAAGGCAAGAAGGGAAGCAGGTAGCAAGAAAGTACTTAAGCCTCTTAAGAGTATTGAAAAGTATAAGTTTAATAAGCCTAAGGTTAAGTTATCAAATAAGAAACCTGACCCTAAACCAGCAAGTAAAAAGGTATCGGCTAATGAGATAAAACCAAAGCCCAAACCTAAACCCAAACCTAAACCCAAACCTAAACCAATAAATCCAAAATATAAGAAAAGCAAATTTGGTGTAGGTGGTAGTAAAACAGTTGAGCACAAAGGCAAAAAACTAGCTAATGTAACTAAAGAGCAGTTGAAGGCTTCTGGCTTAAGCTTACGTCAGTATATGAACAAGTGGAACAAAACTGGTAAGCGACCTTAACTTTAAACTAAAGAGACTATAGTATGAGCACAGAGAATATTAATACATTTCAAGAAGACGGGGAAACACAAGAATACGTAGACCAGATGCTTGAGAAGGGTGAGCAAATCGAAGCTAACAATGACCCTAACCAAGGAGAACGTCCTGAGTGGTTGCCTGAGAAGTTTAACTCTGCTGAAGATATGGCAGAAGCTTACGCCAACCTAGAACAAAAACTAGGTCAAGGTGATGAGCCAGAACAAGAATACGAATACGAAGATGAAGTTGTTGATGAAGATGTAGAGTATGACGAAAATACTGATGCAGGTGATGTTGAGACAGCACTCGATGCCTCAGGGTTAGACTTTGATGTTTTTCAACAAGAGTACAACGAATTAGGAGGCTTGTCCGATGACGCATACAGTGCGTTACAAGAGGCAGGTTTCCCACAGAGTTTGGTAGATAGTTGGATACAAGGGCAGGAAGCTCTCGTCAACAACTACCAACAGTCAGTCTACGATAGCGTAGGCGGGCAAGAAGCTTACAGCGAAATGATCGGATGGGCAGCAGACAATATGTCTCCACAAGAGATAGCTGCTTATGATCGTGCTGTAGATTCAGGAGACTCTGATATGGTACAACTGGCTATATCAGGATTACGATCAATGTATCAATCTGCTGAAGGTTCTGATCCATCATTAATAGGTGGACAGGCTACATCTTCGACAGGCGGTATTTATAACTCTTGGGCGGAAGTCACAAGTGATATGAGTGATCCCAGATACGAGAGTGATCCAGCGTATCGCCAGACCGTTACAAACAAATTAGGGCGTAGCGGTAACATACAATAGTCTCTTTGGCCTCCTTCGGGAGGCTTTTTTAATTCCAAAAGAAACGACAACACAAGTACAATTACCTTTGACCCTCCGAGGAGGATAATCTCAGAGAACGGATTAGTGTTAAGTGGCTGAGTAGAATTATTCATTCATTTAAACATTTAACTAAAAGGTAAAATTATCATGGCATGGACAGATAATAACACTGCAACAGGCAGTGCTTCCCGACTAGGCCGAGCAGGTTCTTCGGGTAACGTAAACGACTTATTTCTTCGCCAGTTCGCTGGTGAGGTTCTGACCTCGTTTGAAGAAAAAAACATTGCGATGCCTCTTCACAGAGTTCGCACAATTAAAAACGGACGTTCAGCTCAGTTCCCAAGCATCGGAACTATCGGAGCTAACTACCACACTGCTGGTACACAAGTCTTCGGTGATAAAGCCGATCACGGTGAGATCACTGTAACTGTAGATGACCTCTTATTGAGTGCAGCTTTCATTCCTAAAATTGATGAAGCTATCAACCACTACGAAGTTCGATCTACTTACAGCAAAGAGATGGGCAATGCATTAGCAAATGCTGCTGACCGCAACATCTTTTCTATGGTCTTTCAATCAGCAACTGGTGCTGCTGTTACCAACGGTGACGCATCTGGTTACTGGTCTAATGCTGACTTCGCTGCTTTGTCTGACACTGACGGTGACGTTGGTTCTGCGGCTGGTGAAGCTGGTAAAATAGACATCGCTGGTGCTGCTGATGAAGGCGGTTCTTTCACTGCTGCTAACCTTGTAGACGGTGTGTTTGCTGCTTTACAAAAGTTTGACGAGCATGACGTAGGTGGTGAGAAATACTTAGTTGTTACTCCTCAAGCTTACTACAAGTTGTTCGGCTCTGATACAGCTCTTGCTGTTATGAACCGAGACTTCGGTGGTAACGGTAGTGCTGCTATGGCTTCTGCTCCTACTATTGGTGGCGTTAAAGTATTAATGTCTAACCACTTACCAACTGCTGATAACAGCACTCCTGATCCACTAGCTAACACTGCTGGTTCTGGTAATGCTGGTAAATATCGTGGTGCTGGTACTTTCAACGCTAACTTACATGGTCTTATCTTTACTAAAGATGCGGCTGCAACAGTTAAGTTAATGGACTTGGGCGTAGAATCTGAATACCAGATCGACCGTCAAGGTACTTTAATGGTAGCTAAGTACGCTATGGGTCATAACAGACTCCGTGGTAAATCAGCTATTGCGTTAGTATCTTAAGCAATCCTATTGAGAGCATCCCTTCGGGGGTGCTTCTCTCTTTATTTTTTCATTGAGGTAAACATGACAACTCCCACAACAGAACTAGAAGCAGTAAACACTATGCTCTCTACTATTGGTGAAGCACCAGTAAACAACCTAGAATCTGGGTTGGTAGATGCTGAGACTGCTGAGACCATCCTCAAGAATGTTTCCAGAGATGTTCAATCACATGGATGGAACTTTAACTCTGAACCAGATTACACCGTTGCGGCTGACACTAGCGGCAATGTTATACTCCCTACGGAGATTGTAAGAGCTGACTTAGCGCAAAGTGAGACTAAGTTCAGAAGCTCTAAGAACGAATACATACAACGTGGTAATAAGATGTATGATAAAGTTAATCATACTTACAACATAGGTAAAGCTCTTAAGCTAGATGTTGTCGTCTTATTAACCTTTGACTTACTTCCTGAAATAGCAAGGCGCTATATTGCCATTAAGGCATCTCGTATCTTTCAAGAGCGAGTAGTAGGAAGTGCAGAACTATCACAAATGAATAGAAACGATGAACAACAAGCATGGTTTGCCCTTCAAGAAATGGAAGGTGACAATAGTGACTACAATATATTCGATGACTACGGCACTGCAAGTGTCTTAGACCGTCACATCGGCACAAAGGTGATTTCAAATGGCTCTAGTTTCTAAAAGCATTCCTAACTTTATCAACGGGATTTCTCAACAGCCTCCTAGTTTACGTTTAACAAGTCAAGGAGAAGTACAGGAAAACGGTTACTCTGATATAGTAGACGGCTTAAAGAAACGCCCACCCACAAAGTTTTTAAGAAAGTTAAACACAGGTAGCCCTACAAGCAACACTTACTTAACAGCTACTGAGCTATCAACAGCACACATCCACACGTACAAGAGAAGTGCTACAGAACAGTTTACTGTTATTCTTGTACCAGCAACTCCTAAGCTCTACGTCTATGACATTGAAGGTAGACTTCGGTACGAGTCAGGTGTAGCAAGCTGGAAAGCTGACGGAACAACTCAAATAGCTACTAACTCAGATACAGCTACACTTAGCGCATACTTTGGCACAAGCCTCAACAACCAACAAGTCACGGCAACCTCTGTGGCTGACTACACGTTCTATGTGAATAAAGAAAAGGTTGTGGCTAGAGATGAAACTTCTCCTAATAATGTAAGACCTTTTGAGGGTATTTTTTATCTAAAGAAATCTGATTACGGTAGAACTTATAGATGTAAAGTTTTAAACAGCACAACCAGTGCGGTTTTGTTTAGCGGCTTTTATGAAACGCTAGTAGCAGACGGGTCAAATGATACTGAGTACAAGTCTTTAAAGACTGGTATTATGATGGACGTAATATCAGGTAAAGATACCAGCGATGACCCTTCAGCAAATAGTGGTACAATGACATTTCCATCAGGGTATGTTAGAGGAGGTTTTAACCGAGCGCCTTTCTTTACAGTATCTAACAGCACTACAAATTTTAGATTACAAGTGTCTGACGATGAAGGTGGTACATCTTTATTTGCCCACAAGGACAGCGTGGCAACATTTACAGAACTTCCTAAATACTGTACGGAAGATTTTATCATACAAGTCAGTGGTGATAACCAAAAGAAAGAAGATGATTTTTATGTAAAGTATACAGGGGATGAATCAAATGGTGCTTGGAAAGAATGTGAAGCACCCTCACGGCCTAACGATAGTCATTACCATTCTTTTATTCCTTCCACCATGCCTCACACTCTATTACAAAACGCTGATGAAAGTTTTAGCTTTACTATAGGTACGTGGGACGATAGGAAAGCAGGTGACGATGATACTAACCCTTTCCCAAGTTTTGTTGGAGGAAAGATCAACGATATATTTTTCCACCGCAACCGCTTAGGTTTTCTATCAGACGAGAATGTAATCTTTAGTGAAGCTAATGGTTACTTTAACTTATTTAGAACAACTGTACGCTCACTCCTTGACTCTGCTCCTATTGATGTAGCAGTCAGCCAAAATGAAGTATCAATACTAAAGGCTGCTGTACCATTCCAAGAGCAGCTTCTACTATTTTCTGAGATTAACCAGTTTACCTTATCCGCTGACCAGTTACTTACACCAGCAGAAGTGTCTATAGATACCTCTACAAACTTTGAGTGTGACCTAACAACGAAACCAGTAGGTGCAGGTAACAGTGTATTCTTTGCAGTACAGAACGGTACATTCTCAGGAATGCGAGAGTATTACACGACAGGTGATACAGAAGTAAAAGATGCTAACCTTATAACTGCACACGTTCCAAACTATCTTGCAGGTAGTGTGAAGCAGATGATAGCCTCCACTAACGAGAACCTTTTGTTAGCACGTACCACAACAGATGCAAAAGAGTTATACGTCTACAAGTGGTACGAGAACGAAACAGAACGCTTACAAAGCTCTTGGTCTAAATGGAAGTTTGATGCTAACATTGCTCATGTTACTTTTAACAACGAAGAGATATTTATCATCTTTGAAGATGGTCGATTTGAGAACATAACTTTAACTTTAGATGCTCAGTTACTTAATGCTTACCCTATGCACCTTGATCATCAGCAGAAGTTTGTAAGCAATACGCCTTCGATGGACTACACTGATAGTAACCTAGTGTACTACAACTCTAAAGGTGAGCAGGTAACAGCAACTACACCAGCATCTAGCGCTATTCCCGTCTATGGTGGCATACCATACACCTTCAAGTATCAACTTTCCGAGCAAGTCTT